TAAGAAAATTACGTTATCATACTAAGCGGCTATTAAAATTGGAGAAATATGATGATGCTGAAACTTTAACAGTCGGTTGTTCTTATACCGATTAAACGATATTGCTATATGATCTTATTTGGATGACGAACAAGACGGGGTTTCGATTACCCCCGCCTCCACCAAAACTCTCCATGATTTACCAATTATGGGGGCGTCAAGGTATCGATTGGCGTATATCAGGATAGGGGATAGCACGGTGTAGCAACTGTCCGTAATCAGAAGAAAACAATAAACAACGAAGACAACTTCGAACTACCATTAGCAGCGTAAAAGCTGTTAAGTAGCAGGGTTTTTTATGGAGCCTTGTAATCAAATTCCATAAAGAAAGATTTTTATGGAATTAAAAAATAAAGGTATTATTGAAAATAGAAACATTATTGTAGATTGGAATTCTTTAAAGGATTTAAAAAAGAATATCACAAATTTACAAAAAAGACGGAAAAAATTATTACGTGAGATTGGATATAGAGAAATAAATTTTAATGGTTCTAAATATAATATGGATAAAATTTATCCAATATTTGAATCCATTTTAAATACTAATTTAGATGATTTATATAACTCCTGTGATTTAACTCCAAAATATTATGTATATGTTCATTGTAATCCTGAAATACCATTAAATATAACCAACATAAAACATATTTTTTGTGGTAGCCAATTTAAATTGAAATATGAACCTATTTATGTTGGTAAAGGTGTTGCTGATAGATTTCTTGATTTAAATAGGAATGATTCTCACCGAAAGGTTAGAAGTAAATTAATTCTACATAAAAAAGATTTACTTCCTATTAAAATTCAAGAAAATTTAACAGAAGGACAAGCATATTCATTGGAATCTAAAATTATAGATATTCTTGGAATAAAATGCTTATCCAAACACGGAATATTATTAAATTTAGATGAAGGAAAGAATCCTATTGAACGCCGAAAACTATATCCTCCATCGGAATTATTGAGAAGTCTTTTATTAAAAAATGGATTTGAAATTTCTAAATTAAATTCCAACCGACCATAAATACCATAATGAAAACAATATTACTATTTGTGTTTTTACTTTTACCCTTAAATGCCCAACTATTTATAGATAAACAAGTGACATGTATATCTCAAGCGATTTATTACGAGGCTGGAAATCAAAATACACTTGGAAAAGAAGCAGTTGCGTTTGTAATATTCAATCGAGCGCAAAAATATAATATGACTCCGTGTGAGGTAATAAACCAAAGAATAAATGGCCGTAAACAATTTACATTTATTTCCAGTCGTATAAAATATTGGAATCAATATATTACATCTTTTAAATTAGCACAAAATATGTATTGGAATTTTTATGATTATGATGATCCTACACATGGTGCATTATTTTTCCATGCAGTATATATTCATCCACACTGGCATTGTAAAAAAATAATTCGAATCCAAGATCATATATTTTATAAGTAGTTGCATTTCTTGTTATTATGTGTTATAATAGTATTGATGTTGATTATGACAAAGCAAACAAGAGAAAAATACAATATGAAAAATAAAAAAATTGAAATTGGAATGCGTTGGTCAGATGTTTATGAACTTATGGATGATGAGAATTATGATGGTTTTACCAAGCGATTGGAAAAAATGTATTCTAAAGAATTTGATACAAAAATCCGCATTGATTGGTTAGATTGAAATGAAAAAGAAATCAACAGATGAATCATTTGATATGTTATTTATAGATTCTCCATTATATCAACTGACTCCAACGACATTTGCATTAGAAATTGAAAAATTGGTAAAATATGATCGAATGGATTATTTAGATGCTGTAGTAACTTTATGTGAAAAATTCGATATTGAATTTGAAACAATTCCAAAATTATTGAGTAAAACAATGAAAGAAAAAATTGAAGTATCGGCATCTAAAAGAAAGTTAATGAAATTATGATACAGTTATTGGGAGGATATGGTATGGTGACAATATGGATATTGTTCGGAACTTTTCTTTTTGTTTTTGGTTTAATAGAAGTTGTTAGCAACGCATTGGACTACTTCTTGGAACGGGCGTGTCGCGTCTATCCATATGGTAGCGATAAGAATCCGCAACGTGTTGTAGTTTTGTCTGAGTTAAGGGATGGAGACATGTTTATGGGTAATCCGAAATATCCCTGCCAAGAGTTGCCACAGTATTCCGCGTCTATAGGGATGGACAATCCGGAATACCCAGGCGTGTATGTGGTGTCTCTTGGAGGATTGGTGTCAATGAATGGTACAACTTGGGACTATATGGGTAGTGGTTGGGTTGTTGATGGTTACCGGCCGATTGATAAGGAAAAGCTTTTGGCGGCACTCAACTCTGGCAAGTTTGACAAATCATGATTGTATTGTAAACTTTACTCGATTTGTTTGTCAACTCAATGCATAATTATTGTAAACATAAGATCCTGTTATTGTCAACAACTGGTTATGTATGGTTTATTGTATATGGAGGAAAGTAAATGAAAATTACATTTGAAATGGATAAAGAATCGCGGTTGGCCGGTGATGTAGCACTTGATGCGTTATGGTATGCATATAGATTAGGTCGTGAACAAACCGGACAAGAATTGTATATGGTTGGATTTTCTGGTTGTGAAGAAAATAAAAATTTCTGTATTGTATTGGATGTAAAAGAACTTTTATAAAATGTCTCCATATGAAGCCTTTGAAATTTATGTGGCTGTAAAGACTCATTTTAATAATCCATCGTTTGATTTTCATAAATTTAATGGTAAAACAAGATTAACTACCAATTCATTTGAATCCCGTGATGATAAATCTTTTTTCTATAGAATATGTAAAAAGTATTCGCGTGCCAAATTAATTGATTTATTTGTTGCCAATTTTGTAGATAATCCTGGAATGTGGATTGGAGATTTTCTTTTAGATAAATCATCTGAAGAAATATATGCCGAATGGCAAAAAAGAATTGAAAGTCTTTCATACCATTTTTCTGAAGAATGTACCGGATTATTAGAATGGATGCAAACCAATGGATTTGAATTTAATGATCTTTTCCGAATTAAAGATTTTGATCATCCGATTATAGTAAAAATGGCATTACAAAAAGTAATTAGTTTAGAAACATTTATCATTTTAGATCGTATATTGGATTTCGGTAGAGTATTTGACAGGCGTTTAACCGATGTTATTTGGAAAAACTTCTGGTTGAAAATTCAGAAATATTCTCCTTTTATAAATATTGATTTAGAGAAATCAAAAATGATTCTCCGAAATAAGATGGTAAAGGAATACAAATATGCAACCACAAGTAATCGATCTCGAAAAATATAATGTCATTTGTAAGAAATTTGAAAAGGCTGTAGAAAAAGCAAATAATGAAATTGCAATGCGCGGTTGTTTAGAAATAGAAATTGCTTCTTTAAAAGAAGAACTTAAAAAGGCATACCGCGAAATTTCGGAGTATAAAAGAAAGAAATGAAAAAATCAAAATTTGAATTAAAAATTGAAACGGATGATCTGAATTTAGTACGGGCAATAAATCAACATTTACTTAAATCCAAAAATTATAGATTAATTACAACAGAAGATACAATGGATTTAATTGAACCACCCGAATTACTGAATGAATCAGCGGCCGCAGTTCAACCACCGGGTACATTATTTGAAATTCCAGATGAACAAATGGATTATAAGAAAAAAATGGAAACTTATCCAGATGGGACACCAATATGAAATTGCTTTTAATTCTATTATTAACAGTTGTATCATTCGCTCAAACCCTTTCTGTTTCAGTAAGTCCTCTTACTGTTCCGGCCGGAGGTACAGCAACCATTGGTGTAAGTTTTACAGATTGTTCACCATCTTGTAATATCGCCGGGTTACAAGGTACTATTTTATCTTCGGCTTTAATTCCTTCCGTTAATTCGTGGGTATTAGGAAATTCATCTGTTGCTTCACAAAAAATTGTAAGTATAAAGGGTCCTACTTTTATTGCAATTGGATCTGGAGGTGGCACTGCAAATTGGTCATTAAATAATACATCATTTGGATCTGGTGTAGTTTTTTATGGTTTAGCAATTACCGCTCCTAATACTTCTGGAACAGTTCAAGTATCATTAACAAATCTTGTGGCTGTTACTAATAATGGAGCTCCAATTACAATTACATCACCAATACCCGCTACACTTACTGTTGCATGTAGCATATATGCAATTACTGGAGATTGTTCGCCATCTATTACTGATGTTCAGGAGATGTTACAAGCGGTTTTTAATTCGAACTTATGTGTTGGTAATTTATCAATTATTGGCGATAATAAATGTACCGCAGTTGATGTAATGTTGGAAATTTTAGCAGCACAAGGGAAAATACAATAACCCTTGACAAATGTATAGGAATGTGTTATAATATAAATAATAGTGAGTGGGTTTGGTGCAGTCGGACATAATGCAATCTTTACCCGGGCGAAACCCACTTATCTAAATCAATCTTCGTAATGCTTCAGGTGACAATATAAAGGAAATAAAACAAGCAAAAATGAGTTGGGCAAATTACAAAAAGCAAAAAACAGATTTTACACAAATAAGCAAAAAAGTAGATGAAATGGGTGGAGTAAATAAGTTTAAAGACTCTCGTTTCTGGAAACCTACTGTGGATAAAGCGGGAAATGGTTCCGCAAAAATAAGATTCTTACCGTGTCCTGAAGGGGAAGATCTTCCCTGGGTACAATATTACGAACACAATTTTGACGAAGATGGAAGTTATTTTGTTGAATTGTGTCCAACATTATTGGGTCGTGATTGTCCAGTATGTAAAGCAAATGGAATATTGTGGAAGTCTGATACTGGAGACAAAGAAAATGAAAAGATTGCCAGTAAACGTAAACGCCAAGTAAGATATGTTTCTAATATCATAGTTTTGAGAGATACTGAAGAACCTGAAAATGAAGGCAAAGTATTCCTTTATCAATATGGTGTTAAGATCTTTGAGAAAATTAAAGCGGCATTAAAACCAAAGGATCCGGATCTTCCAAAAATCTATGTATTTGATTTGTTTGAAGGCGCTGATTTTAATTTGGATATTAAAAAGGTAAAGGGATTTAGAAATTATGATGATAGTAAATTCCGTGAAACCCCTTCTGCACTTTTT